GCTAGGATTTAAGGACAATGTGAATGCTGAACATAACAAACAGGTTAAGGGTGTTCGAATGATTAAATCTTACATCCTTACTGATTTAAATTTATTGCCTGAAGCTTTTAAAAAACAAAATATAAATCTAGGCTCATGGCTTGCAGCTTACAAAGTAGATAGCCCTGCCATTTGGTCAAAGATAAAAAAAGGTGAATTCAATGGCTTTTCAGTTGAGGGCTGGTTTGAAAAAAAAGAATTGCAACTAAAAAAAAATAAATAAATATGAAAAAAACAATTTGGGAATTGATGGGGTTTTCGTCTGAAGATGAAAAAATCGAAATTGTATTTTCCGAAGTGAGTACAGTTGATGGTGTTGTTTTAAGCTACGAGGGAGATTTTGTAGTAGGAACACTTTTAACAGTCAGCGCTGAAGATGGTACAATGATGCCTGCTCCTGCTGGTCCACACCAAGTGGATGTTGAGGGAGTGATTAAAATGATTGAACTTGATGAGTTAGGAGCTATCCTTTCGATTGAAGATGTTGTTGAGGAGCCAATGGCTGAAGAGACAAACACAACAGAGGAGGTTATGAGCCAAGTTGCTGAAGTGTTGAAAGTATCTTTAGAAGACATTAATGCTCGCTTTACAGCTTTGGAAAACGAACTAAAAACTTTGAAAGAAATCAAAGAAAGTAAATTTAAAAACGAATCAAAAAAAGTAACTGAAGAGAAAGCATTGTCTATTTCTGAAATTTTAAAAAATAAATAAAAATGGGAAAATTTGAAAAAACATTAAAAGAAAAATTTGGTATCAACGTTGCTGGTTTGGCTGCATGGACTGATAACACATTGCCAAACATCGAAAGTGATTTAATTGCTAACTCTGATTTCTTATCTATGCTTTCTTTGGAAACAGGATTAAAAGGAACAAGAGAAATAGCTCTTTTATCAATGAGTGTTCCTTTGAAAGCAAAAGCGGCTTGTACTCCTTCACCTGATGGATCGGTTGTATTGACTAAGAAAAATTTATCAACTGTTCCACTTTACCAAGGTGTAACATTTTGTAATGAGTCTTTAAACTCTACAATGTATCAAGTTTTGAATACTTTGGGAATGAAAATGCAAAATGGTCAATTGCCTGCAGATTTAGAGGTTATTGTAATGTCTTACTTATTAAAGATGTCACAAAAGAAAGCTCAAGATTTAGTTTGGTTGGGGCTTCTTGCTTCTGGTAATCCTGACTTAGTGCATTTCGCTGGATTGAACAAACAATTTTTAGACGATACTGCAATTTTGAAAACAACTACTACCTACACAACAGTAGATTCAACTAATGCTTATTCAGCGGCAGTTGAGGTTTACAAAGCTATTCCTGCTGATTTATTGGATAGTGGTAAAGAGGTTGTAATTTTCACTGGACGTACTGAAGCTTTAAACATTTTAGCTCAATACAATGCGGCTAATCCGTACACTCAAATCACACCTGAAAATATCGGAGGGTCTTTAAAATTCTTATTACCTTTGACAAACATTTATGTTCAGACAGTACCTCAATTAAATGGCTTGAATTTAATTTATGCGTTTGCTCCTTCTTATGTTTTCCTTGGTGTAGATTCTCCAGAAGATCAATCATTTGATGTTAAATACAACGATTATACTGAAGAGTTGAAAGCTGAAGCTTCATTCAGATTGGGTGTAACTTATGTTTTCCCACAGTACATCGTAAAACTTAAAAAATAATGGCTTGTGAAGTAGTTTCAGGATTCAATAATAACGGCGTTTGTGATTCACAAGCTGGTGTCAAACAATGGTACGCAGCAAGCACTGTTAATATTGCATCTAAAACAGTAGTGGCTGGTGCTATTACTGCAATCACGATGGTAGCAACAAAGAAATTTTATCCAATCACATTGGATATGCAACAAAGTTTCTTTAACGATCAAGCTATCGGATCTCGTGAGAACGCTTCTTATGCTCGTGAACAAAGCGCAACAATGAAATTAGCGGGAAATACCGCTAGTGATATTGTAGCACTTGAAGCAATGGGGCAAGGAAGAGTGACATTAATCGCTGCTTTGCAAGACGGTACTTATGAAGTGCTAGGTCTTACAAATGGTATGAAAATGTTAGAAAATAGGACTTCAGGTCAAGCGATGGAAGATTTTAATGGCAATGAACTTGTTTTTTCAGGTAAAGAGCCATCAAAAGCTCCTAAGATTGCAATTGGTCTTATTACTCCAATAATCTAATTAGTATTAATTCATTAAGAGGGGTGTAAAAAGCCCCTTTTTTTTTACTTTAAATATGGAATATAAAGAGAATTACAAGAATAATTTTACGTATTTTTATAAAATAAAGGAATATGTACTTTGTAACGATGAAAATAAAGAATTTTTATTTAATTTAGCACCTGAAATCTTCGTTGAAAATGATGACAATAATCCAAAAAGTACAATCGAATCAAATTTGCCTAACACTTCAGGAGAAAACAACGATTGATATTCCAAAAAATTATTTATTTAGGTTTATTTCAGAACAAAATAGGGTTGAATACAAATGTTATTTAACTGATATATCTATTTCACCATCACGATTTAACCTATTTAATTTTATTGAATCAACAAATTTGACTTTAAAACTTGGGGATTATATTTTAAAAGTGTATCAAATGCCTAACGGTGGGAGTGTTGACTATACCCTTGGTAATCTTTGCGAGATAACAAAATGTAAAGTGATAACAACGCCAACTTCAACGAGTGCTTATAATGCTATAATAACATCACAAATTTATGATTGAAAGAATTGAATTTAGGGAAGCACACATTCCAGAACCTATTGAAATAACAGGAAAAAACGAATGGATTTCCTGGGGGTCTGATAATTTGTATCCGCAATTTTTGATAGGACTTTATTATAACTCAAGTATTCATGGAGGGATAATAAATTCAAAAACAAAATATATATTTTCAGACGGGATTGATTATAAAGGTGCTGATTTACAAAAGTGGGAGCTAATAAAAAAGAATGGCAACGCACCTTATAGCTTTAATGAGATAGCGGCTTTTTGCGTGAAAGATTTTGAGTTATTAGATACTTTTTGCGTTTTGTTTAGATTGAATCCAATTAGTAAATTTTACGATATGCACCATGTTAGTGCGGAGCTTGTAAGAATTGGCGAAGATCAAGAATACTTTTTTTACTCAGAAAATTGGAAGGACAGATTACAAACATTTGAAAAAACTGGCTACAAAAAAATAAAAAACATAAACGATTTTCAACGTGGGGATAAAGAGGTCATGCTTTATGTTTCTTCAAAGGCTAAACAGTTCCAGATGTCTACTGGAAAATTAACAAAGAACACATATCCAATAGTTAGCTATTCAGGGGCGATTAGTTCAATCATGGCTAGTATTGAGATGAACCAATTTAGTTACTTTGAAGCGGTTAACTCATTTAAAAGTGGCACATTAATATCGGTTAATAATGGCGTGCCAAACTCGGAGGATGAACGCAAACATATTTTAAAAGAATTAAAAGAGGGTGCAACTGCAAAGAATAACCAGGGTGGTATAACAGTAATGTTTTCGGATGGCAAAGAACGTGAACCGACAATTTCGCAAATAAATAGCAACGATATGCCACAAAGATACTTGTTAGCAAAAGAATCAATCGTTGACGATATTATGGTTGGTCATTCAGTTATTTCACCGTCTTTATTTGGAATTAAAACACCTGGTCAACTTGGTGGGGGTGCTGAGTTAGAAACTGCTTATTCTTTGTTTATTACCAACTATGCAGGGGAGCGACAAAAGACAATTATTGACGCTTTTATGTATGCTGAATACTTGCTAAATGATTTTTCAGGTGATTTATTTTTTATTGATAAACCTTTGAAGTTAACTGCTGGCAATTTAGAAAATACTGTTTCTAAAAAAATAGCTGATTTAAACCCATTGATTGCGCAAGCTGTAATTTCTAAGCTCACAACAAATGAACTTCGTGCAATGGCTGGCTTGCCTTCAATAATTAATGGAGATGTAATTGCAAGTTCATTTCAAGAAACCTTTTCAGATGTTTTCAATTTATTTGATGGCTATGGACGGAATGCTTCGGATTATGAAGTTGTAAAAGAACGGGTGCAAGACGAGTACGATGAACAAAGTGAAATTGAATTTAAGGATTTTTTCGCTAGTGATTTAAGTGCTGATCAACAGAAAATTATTACAATGGTTTCAAATGGTGAAAGCTATCAAGCCATCGTAACTGCAATTGATAAAGGTGCTTCATTTGTGACTAAGCAATTAATCGACTTAGAAGCAAAAGGAATGATAAAGGGGTGGGAAGTGACAAGCAAGGGGAATGATAATAAAGCTTCAAATTTTGAGGTTGTTTACAAATATGCTTTAAGAGATGAATTAAGCGGCCCCGTATTAATTCCAACGTCACGAGATTTCTGCGTACAAATGATTGAAGCTAATAAAATATTTTCAAGAGAAGAAATTAACAAAGTAGGGGAGCAAGCACAAAACAAAGGGCTTGTAGAAGATTCAAATATATGGAGGTATAGAGGGGGGGCATGGCAAAGAGCTGGGGTTACATTGCCCGCTTGTAGACACGTATGGAGACAACAATTAATCAAGAAAAAATAATATGGAAGCTTTTTTAATTTCAACTTATAATTTAAAAAATTTAGGTTTTATCTCGCAAAATGTGGACGATACTTTATTGTCAACTATTATTATAAGAGTTCAGGATACAATGATTGAACCAATTTTAGGAACGTCACTTTTTAAAAGATTGCTTACAGGAATAACCGCAAACAATTTGACTGCAAACGAAATAATTTTGTTGAATGAATATATTACTCCAACTATTGTGGCGGCTTGCGATGTTAGGGCGGTCAAACAAACAACTTACGAAATCCGAAATAAAACAACGGGAAAAAACAACGATGAAAATATAAATTCAGTAAGTGAATCGGAATCGGTAAGACTTGAAGATACACTTAGAAAAGATTTTGATTTTTATAGAAAAAGATGTATTAATTATTTAAGCGAGAATGCCACTTTGTATCCGCTTTATTATACCTTTGCACAGTTGCAAGGTTGGATATGTGACGAAAATAATACAATCACTCCAGACAAAGGATCAACGAGTACGAACATTTATTTTATATGATATTTAGTATCAATCAATTATCAAATGAATTAAAGGTTTTGAGCAATGCTCATTATCAACTTAATTCTTTTTTCTTTGGTAGTTTTTTGGATGCCATTCAAGATCGGTCTCTGAAATATCCTTTGATGTCGGTAGATTATCAAAGCGGCCAATTAAAGGCTTCAGGTAATAGCTTAAACCTGTTCATAGTTATTGCTGATAAACAATACAAAGATAATAGCAACTTAATAGATGTCATTAGTGATACCATGCAAGTAGCTCGTGACCTCTATAACGTGTTCACAAAATCAACCCATTGGCAACAAATATTAAGAGTAGATTCTGCAAACATTAATAAGTTCATTGAAAAAGGTGCGGACTTTTGCGCAGGTCACATACTTAATTTGGGAGTGACTTTGAGAGATACAAACGGAATATGTGGTTTACCGATTGAAAATTATGATTTAGCAGCCCCTATTCAAGGTTCTTTAATAGTCATTAATACAAGTGATAAATATTTTGTTTTTGAACAATTAACATTATCGACTACATGGGTAGTTAATCATAATTTGAATAAACATTGCGTTGTTTTGGTTACAGATGAAACAGGCGAACCTATCGAGGTCGATGTCGATTATACCAATGATATGCAAGTAATAATAAATCTAAACATAGCAGGCAAAGGCTTTGTTTATTGTAA